TGAATTATCATTTATCAATGTATGTAATCGCGCAGATGGATTAGTAGTTCCTATACCTACATTACCATTACCTGTTAAGATCATGGTATCTTTCATAGTATAAGATCCGCCTCCATTTATATTAAATGATTGGAATTTTAATCCTCCTGCATAAGCTTGGTATCCCGAATCCCAATATCCATATATTGAACCGCCTATATCAGAATTATTATCTTGAGATAAAAATATTTTATTAGCTACAGACAACGATGCATTATGATACATAGTTGTAAATCCAACGCCAACTGTTCCAGCAAAATATGTAATATTTGAAGTTCCGCCATTGATTTGAAGATATGTATCTTGATCATTATATATTGAGTCTCTAAATCTAACAGGCCCTTCAAAATATGAGCCGCCAGAAGCTGGCACATACAAATATCCAGTACCTGTAATTCGCAATCCAGATCCATCTCCGTCAATATATGTTGAATTTGAACTATATGGATAATATCTAGATGCACCAACCCATCCATTTACTTCTAAATTATACCCTGGTGATGTTGTTCCGATACCTAAATATCCGGATGAGTTTAATGTTAATCTTGTTGCACCAGCTGTTGCATCATCAAAATAGAATGATCCATTTGTGCCCATATATGTTCGATAAGTACGAGCACCGGTGCCGGTACTTACAAAACCAATTCCTGAAGCATAATTACCAGTAGGGCCTGATATTTCTAAACCACTCCCGGGGGTCGTAGTTCCTATACCTACTTTACCACTATTATCAATTCTTACTCTTTCAGAACCATTAGTTCCAAAACGTAATGCATTATTACCATTTTCAAATAAGAATGAACCGCCGGAACTATTATTTACACCTAAGGTTAAATTTTGTGTTCCATTTGTTACGCCGATAACATTTGCAGAAGTACTACTTGTATATACATGTAATGGATATGAAGGAGATGCAGTACCGATACCGATACTTCCACCAGTAATTCGTAATCTATCAGCACCGCTTTCTCTGAATGCAATTGCACCATTATCACTATATATTTCAGCTGTTGTATATCCTGCTCTATGTAATGAAATTGCTGCAGTCAAGCCACTTTCAGCTCGTACTTCAATTGTATTATTATCCCAACTAGGAGTTCCTGATACTCCTCCGTTAACTACGAGTTTATTTCCTGGATTTGTTATACCAATACCTACGTTTCCGCCGGCGGCGATAGTCATTCGTACAGATGTATTAGTAAAGAAGTCCATTGCAGCATTAGTCATTCCATAAAGGAATGGTCTTGAACCATCTGCACCTATTCTAAACAATGCAGTACCATTTTGCCTATATTCAGTAAATGTACCACTTGCTGCATCTAAAGTATTTGTTCTATAATTTGATATTACCGTAGGACTTGTTGTACCAATACCTACATTACCTGACGTATCAAGAAACATTCTATCCCAAGTTCCATTTGAACCTAATGATAACGCGTTTCCGGATTGTCCCATAATTATTGCTTTGCCAGTATCCCAAGTTAATTGACCAGCAGATGCCGATGAGCCTCCCCAATATGCTACACCATCTCCATTAAATATAAATCTAGATGCGCCGCCATATAATATCTGTATCCCATCTGAAGTAGACGCAGCTGCAATTGATAATTTATATGCAGGTGCACTAGTGCCAATGCCAACACGACTGCCAGTAACAACTAATACATTTTGTCCATATTGACCTAATGTTACAGTATTATTTGCAAATGCTTCAATTACAGGTAAACCTGCAATAGTATTTACTGAAAATAAAGAATCAGATAAATCATCAGATACAGAAAACAATGTACCGTTATTACCATTAACTGTAAATAAATCAGTACGACCTGTTGAACCAGAACCTTGAAGTATTAACGAACCTGATGCATCTTGAGTCAAAGTTTGTGTGTAATTTGCTGAGCTTGTAAAACTCATTATACTGGAGCCAGGTGTAATTATAATATCTGCCATATCGTTCTTATGTCATTGAGCCTGTTGGCCATGGTTTTGTCCATTCTGGTGTTGATAATAACTCTAATATTTCTTGATGATTATATTCTATATATTCAGATGAATAAATATCTGGTCTTCCATATGTACCAGCATCAATTATACGCGTTTCAGTAACACTGGTTTCTGCATTAACATAACTTTGTGTATAACTTGCAGTTAATATTAAAACATCATATTTTACAAATGTTTCAGTGCCAGCTACATTGAATCGCAATGAATCTACACTAGCTTCTAAAACTTGCGTAAAGTCGATAGACCCAGTAAGTGTTGTTGGTATAACTAACCATCTTCTATTTTCGAATGTACTCATATATTAATAAATATTAAGGCAGGTTAAAACGTGTTTTATATTTGTTGTAGTTTTGACGTACTTCAGCAGCTGAAAGTGCTCGGTTATACATTTTTACGATTGGTATTTTTCCATCCCATGGATACCCACCATATGTATAATTACCGATCCTAATACCATTTGTCCAATCTGCAGGTCCGGTTGTTGCCTGTTGCCCTTCAAAAACACTATTACGATATATTTTTACATAAGATCCATCATAAACTATAGTCCAATGTCCCCAACCGTTAATTGTAAAACTTTTTGGATAGTAATATTCACCTGCTACACCACCATGTGTATAATACCAACTATTATCACCATATTGATAAAATATTGGACTTGTAACTGATGAAATCGGCATTCTATTTTCTGAGCCTTTATATGAAACATGTTCAATTGTGTATTGAGATAATACACCAAGATTTGGATTAACATTAATATAATCATCAGTACCATCAAATGTCATTTGAGCATTTGAATCAAATGATACGTTTGATAAATTTATAGTTGAATTGCCTACTATAGGCAATAAACCTTGAGTTGCTGACCTTGTTCCATTAACAAAGGGTGTTACATGAGAATTTTGTTCAATTTGACTGTTTGTAATATCAACTACAATTGTTTGTCCTATCTGAGCTGATGGAGTATGCATATGATAAAATCTATTATCGCCTACAGTTGCACCAAAGTTTCTGTCAATTCGATGCATTTTCCATTGTGAATCAATATCGATACTTCCATCAACAGTTGCTCCCCAACCGCTAATATTACTAGGATGACCATAAATTCTAGTATCTGGGTGAGATACTGGTCTGTATATAACACTTGCTATATAAGGTGTATTTGCATTAAATGTAACGTATGGCATATACCAACCCGAGCCGGCTCCCCATCTTTCGGTAATATGATATAGCATATCACCACTATCTATACTTATACTTACTCGGTATATAGGTTGACCTTTATATGTTTCGGATAGTTGTACAATTGACGCAACATTTCTTGTCCACCAAGAGTATATATTTACTACATTTGGGTTTATTAAATTTGTAGTAGGTTCACCGCGATATGAATTAATAATATCTCCAGTATCATACATAAACACCGAACCTGATGTTACTGTTTTTCCATATCCATTTGCTACTGCCATATGTTAACTTAAATTAAAACGTGTTTTATATTGTTGATAGTTTTGTTTAATCTGGTTTGGTAAGAGTATTGTATTATAGTGTTTAAAAATTGGAATTTCTCCTTGCCATGGTGATCCACCTAAATCAGCTCCAACCCAATATCTATCTCCGCTAGAAGGAGATATAGAATTATTATGGATTGATATATTATTTCCCACTTTATTTCCATTAACAAAAAATGAAATGTAACTAGAATCTCTATTTACTACAACTACCATATGATAATATTGAGATGTTAATGTTGCTACAAAATTAGCATCTTGAAAGTATAAATATTGATTACCTCCATAATTTAAAAATAAACAACTTTGGCCTGTGCTATAGTAATTATGAACCCATAAATATCCTGCAAAACCGTCTCCGCGACTTTCTAATAAACAATGTCCGGAGGTTTTTGATTGTTTCATTACGCATTCAAGGGTAAAATTATTAGTTCCCATTCTATAAGCAGTAGGATTACTTACAGCAATGTAATCATCAGTACCATCGAATACCATTTGAGCAGTTGAATTAAATGAAACTGTTGATAAATTTATAGTTGAATTACTAATTAATGGCAATAAACCTTGTGTTGCCGATCTAGAGCCATTAACATACGGAGTGCTATGAGACTTTGCTTCAATTTGTAAGCCAGCTATTTGAAATGTAATAGCTCCGCTCAACGAGCCGAATTCGGTAGCTCTATATAAAGGATGTGTTGTTGATTGTATAGAAAATCGTTTCCACTCTGTTGTTAATGACATTGTTTGATTGATATTATTTCCATAAAATGCACAACCAATCGTTGCTGAAGTTGTACTTGTTACTCTTGCCCAAAATGATATATTATATGTTCCGTTAGATAATGTAGAATTTGTCCATATAATTAATCGATTAACTTCACTTTGCCAATTCCCAGTTGTAACAACTGTAGTATAATCATAATTAGTTGGGAGATTTAATCCAGGAGCAGGCCCTACGATTCTTGTAGCTGCCTGATTTCCTTCTTGTTGATAGAATCCAAATCTTAATGTTGTATATAAATTGGTAGTAGGTTCACCTAGATATGAATTCGTAGTATCTCCTACATCATATGAAAATACAATATTATTTTCTCCTGTAGTATTTGGTCCTGCTGATGTTGGCATAGTTACAATCCGAATCTTGATTTTTGTGCGTTATAATTTTGTTCAATTTCTTTTGATGTTAATATTCTATTGTAATGAAATACAGTTGCAATTTTTCCTTTAAACATTCTTTCCCCGCCATATGAATCTGCTGCTGCACCTCCAATTACTATGCTATTACTATTTGAGTTTCCTATAACTCTACCAATCGAAACAACGCAATCTAAAACACCGTTTATATAAAAATAAACTAGTTGTGCCGGCAGATCTACTGCCATGGCTACTATGTACCACGTATTAGTAGACAATGTTGCATTCGTGCTTACAACGCCAAAATCGCCATCCGATGTTCCATTGGATTGAGTATTTCGATATTGTCGATACATGAGTTTACCGCTATCAGTTATAGTTAAACCCATATCGGAATTATTTCCAATTACATTTTGTATAACAGGACTCCAAGCAGCAGAAAAGGCAGATGCATTGAATGCTGCGATGCGTGTATATTGTGTTTGATTATAAGTATTTAAACTAATAGATGATGGATATATATTATTTACAGTACTGCCGTCATTTACAAAAACAAAACAGCCTCGTTTGTCTGAAGAAAATGAAGGATATGTATAAAAACTAGCATTGAAATTGATAGATGTTATCATATCAATCCAAGATGTTCCTGTTCCTGGATATGAATTTACATCTGCAGCATCTAATAAAATTTGCAAGCCGTCAGTAACTATGCTTGGGCCATAATTTAATGCCATAACTTATTCCTTATCAAATTCTGTAATCAATTTATCTACATCTTTACGTTCTGCAAATACTGTGTAAAAACAATTTACAATACCAGAATCAGAACCTACCATAATATACAGATCTGTTATTTCTTCAACCCAAAGTTGTTGTCCTCTTCCAATAGCCGTTAAATTTACTGTGATGCTATCTTCATCAATTAGTGCGTGCCAATAATCAGGAAGTTCAATACGACGCGTTCCTGTTAATTTACCACGAACATATACTGAGTGTTCAGGGCCTTCAAGTACACCGTATTGGAGTTTTTTGTCTTCTTTAGTTGGGTGATCAATAAGGAAGGATTTTGTTGTGGCTCGGAATGTTCCAACTACTTCTAATTTAGCTCCTGGGTTAGTTGTACCAATACCAATATTACCACTATTATCATATATTGCAGAATTACCAATGGTATCAGCATCAGTCCATTTTGGAACATAATTTGCTGTACCAGTACCATCAACGCCTGATATAGATGATAAACTTACCCAATCTGTTCCAGTACCAGTTGATGATAAAATTTGACCTGATGATCCTGCAGAGTTAGTTGAATCATATATTGCACCTGTTACTCGAAGATTACCAGCTACGTGTAATTTTTGAGATGGGCCAATAGTACCGACGCCAACATTTCCGCCATTTGGTGATATACTTAAATTTTTCCAAGCAACGCCGGTTTGTACTGCTGAAATAACTCCTATATCTTGGCTATAATCATATCCTAATATGAGTTTATATGCAGTATTTGTAGAAGCAGCTGCAGCTATTGTATATAAATTTTCATTTGTATAACCTGTATCTTGAGCTACTATTAAACGGTTTCCTGGTGCACTAGTAGTACCAACTGCTAAACCAGTGCTATTAATTCTAGTAGAGAATGTATTACTAATATAAAAATCGTGTATACCGTTTGAATGATATTGAATATCTGCATTACTACCTACACTAAAACCATACTTTTCTGTACCGGAATTATATAAATAAATTTTTAATTTATCTCGGGTTGTACCATTGCTAAAATCATTACCTAACCAAATATAGCTAGGTGTTGATGTCGAACCCGCGGTACTAGTTAATTTAATATTTCCGTTAACAAATGCACCTTCGTTAGTAATTTGGAAATGTGCTGTGTTATCTCCAGTAATGAATATAAAACCACGGTTGTTATATTGCATTTTAAAATACATATTATAATCATTACCTGCAGTGTCCCCTGTTAATTGACCGCCGGCAGTTGTAGAATCTGCCATCCATATCGAATAAGCGCCGCCGCCAGTTTCTCCCCAGAAACCATATCCGTTATAGTTATTAGCATATACCGAATGATGATTTGCCATGGCAGTTCCAACTACTTCGAATTTAGAACTAGGATTAGTTATACCAATACCTACATTACCACCCGATGTAATAGCCATCCGAATATTGCCATTTGTTCCGAAATGAACCGGTTCGGCATTATATGTATACATATAATTGATGCCATCTGACCAACGACCAACAATTAAACCAGCGCTAGCAGCAGTTCCTGTACTTCCGTTTGTAAAATGAAGCATTGCAGCGTTTGAACTGGCTGCATTTATATGGAGTACTCTACCTGTTGTATTTAGAGTTGGATTAGTAGTTCCGATACCTACATTACCATTACCTGGTAAATATATTGTATTTCCAGCTAAACCTACAACATCTGTAGTATCATTTCCTACTACAATATTGCTTGAATTTATATATGTATTTGTACCATTAAATGTAGCGTCTCCGCTTGTTCCAAACGTTCCAGCGACATCTAGGAGATAAGATGGATTTGTTATACCAATACCAACGTTGCCTGAACTATTAATAACCATTCTTTGGGTAGTTGAGCCAAATTCTGGTTGTGTCCAAAACTCCATACTGCCGCCGGTTGAATTGCCGCCTCTTACAAATTTTAATGCAACTGTTTCATTACCATACCATAATAATGAAAGTTTAGATTTAGATGCAGCTCCTTCTGTCGATAACAACAAGTCCATTATCTCATTCGAATTATTTCTAAAAATAAATCGACCAGATCCATTTACATCTAATTTGTATCCTGGACTAGTAGTACCAATACCAACATTACCTGCATCAGTAATGCGCATTCTTTCAGTATTGTTAGTATATAAATAAAATGGATGATTTGTAGATGTACCGATATATAATTCATTACCAAATGATGTAAATGAACCTGCGGCGCCTCCGGTTTCAGTAAGAACCAAATTTGCACTATCAGCACCTACAATAGATACAACTCTATTTGTTGAATTACCTGATACTGATGTTGTACCTACACCTAAATTTCCATCTGCATTCCAAATACCTTTATAGAAACCATTTCCCTCGAAATAATGAGCTCCATTTGCTCTATAATAACTGTCTGAATCAGAATATGATAAGTAATTTTGTGCACTATTTCCAAAATATACGGTACCTACAGTTGAAGAAGTTTGAACATGAATGTCTCCATTTACATCTAATTTATAGCTAGGATTAGTTATACCAATACCTACATTACCCGAATATCGTTGTAGGATTAATGGCATTGAATCCGTACCTCTATTTAGAGATTGAATAAATGATAATCCTGCAGTTTCATCAACACCGATATTTAATAGTTTGCCATTTGCTCCACTTGTAGTTTTTACTATCAATTGTGCATATGTGTCTATACTTGAAAAACTAATCGTTTTATTTACTTCTAACGTAGTATTTGGGTTAGTAACACCGATACCCACATTACCATTAGCTTTAAAGTAAACTCTATAATCGCCTACGGTATCATTATAAAAACCTAAATTGCCGGATCCGCCACCATTACTAGCTCCGGTTGAAATTAAATACCAATCATTTCCATTAGCATTATTTAATCGAAGTCCTACTCCGTTTGTTGTATTACCAGTAACTGTTAATCCAGTGTTATATGCCGTAACGCCATCTATATGTAATTTAGCTGATGGGCTAGCAGTACCAATACCTACGTCGCCATTTTGTAGAATATTAAAATAGTTAGCCCCAAAACTTTCATCCCATAATCTAAATAGATATGATGCATCAGATCCTATATAAGTAATATCAGTTGTTCCTGACCTAGAAAATCCAATTTGTGCAGATGAACTTTGTCCTTCAAATACTGGATAGTTACTTGCATTTTTTATTATAACATTCGTTGCATTTGCAAGTATTGTGTTTCCTGTAGATCTAAATGTTCCAGTTACATCTAATTTATATCCAGGACTAGTAGTACCAATACCTACATTAGTACCATCATCATACATTACAGAGTTTGTAACGGTATTAGAATCTTGCCATTTAGTAACATAATTAGCAGTGCCGGAACCATCGATAGTTCCTCCTCCGCCTCCACTACCAGTACTTGTTGTTAAGATATTACCTGATGAATCAAATGCTAATAAACCTGCAACTGTACCGGTAATTGCCGTGGTTGAATTATAGTTAGGAAGTTGAAGAGCTCCAGTGTGCATATCAAGTTGCAACTTGTATGCGTCACTACTAGCATTTGTTCCTCGTAATACTCTAAATTTGTTTTGATAATTATCAAGCATCGAAGCAGATGTATATGTTCCGCCTGGTGCTTGTAATGATAATTGTCCCCCTTCGCCTGAACCTCCTGATGGTGGCGGACCTAATATCAATGTTGCTTCTGATGATGCCGTAATAGACGAGCCTGCAAGTAATTGAGATGTTGCAGTCAATGAACCTGTAATAGCATATGAACCAGTAAGTTGTTTTGAATTTGTCCAAACACTTCCGCTTTTAACAAGCAAGTCACCATATGATGATGTAGTCGTATTATCAATTATATCATGTAATTCGCCTAATTCATATCCGTTATCAATTTTTATATAAATCGAACCAACGGTTGCATGAGATCTTTGAACATATCCTATGATTACGGTATGAATGGGAGCAGTAGGTTTTACTGCAGTATATTCTCCCGCGGAACTACTTAAATAAAGTATAGCACCAGCTGTTAATGCAGACGTATTAAGACCATTTACAACACCTTGAGTTGTAATAAAGCCTTCTGCTCCTACCGATATAGGTTCAGTAACCATACCTAAAGTATTAGCAGATAATGCATCTGTTGTTGCTACAGCCCTTTTTACAGCAATTCTATTTCCTTGTGAGCCTGAAATGTATACAATCATTCCATCCGTTAACGGAACAGAATCTGCATTGTATACTCGAGCGAGCATTTCTTGACCAACTTGCAAATTTACATTGCCACCCTTTAAACCTAAATTTAAAGTACCATTACCATCATCCCAGCCTAATCGACCTATTGCTTGAGGTTGATCTGAACCTGTTTTGAAATCTATCCAGTTTGGTGTTTGAATAGAACCTGTAATATTTAAAGATCCGGTGATTGTAGCGCCGTTAGCTACGATAAGAGATTTTAATGAGGCGTCAGAGCCCGATACTATGACTTTTTTCCAGTTTGGCATACTTATATTTCCTTGTGGATTGCGGTTAGATACATACACTTATGCCGTGTGTGTGCCTACTTCCTTGCGGCCAGCAATCTCAATTTAATATAAATATGTTATCTGGTTTTTTTAGCGGGAGTTTTTGAATCAATCATTTTTGCAATTTCTGCAATTTCTGATTCTAGTTTGATTTGAAGTCCAGCAATAGTTTTTGCATCTTTACCAGTAATAGTAATGATGTCCAGAGCTTGACGCAATATGCTAATTTCTTGAGGTGTTAAATCGATTGCAAATAAGTCCATAACTTGTTATTTATTTAGTTCTAAATATTGTTTTTGCAATTTTACAGCCAAGTTATAAAATGTTTCAACTTGATCACCTGTTAAGGTAGTTGCACGTTGAATGCCCATTAGATATTCTAATTCGCTACTAGTTAGTTGTGTTGACTCTTGTGATTGAGGTTGAGGTTTCACGTTCGAATTCGGAACTAATTTATTTACTATGCCCATAACATATTATATAAAATTTTATGCGTAAATCCAAATATCTCCAGCATTAGATGTATACATTGCACCTTGCACTGCAAATTCACCTGTAGTTGGTTTTGTTGAGCCATGGCCTGCTTCGGTAAATATATATGCTGCAAATGCACCATTTACTCCTGCCCCTGATGTTGGATCTAATACGTTAGATGTATCAGCCATTCCGTTTTGGAATCCCCAACGATCTGTTACAGAATCATAACCGTAAGCAATATTGCCATCTGAATCAGAACCGCGGTCAATCATAATACCACCGTCGCCTGCAGATGCAGAACCTGATGCTAATACGATGAATTTATCTTCTACGTATAAATCTTGTGTGTTGATATATGTTGTTGTACCGTTAACGGTAAAGTCACCTTGCACAACTGCATTACCTGCAATAGTTGTTGTACCTGATGCATTACCCATGTTAAGGGTTGTTGCTGCTCCAGCAAAGTTAACTGTAGTTGCATTTGAGCTTAATAAGTTAAATGTACTAGCAGTCGTTGTAATATCTCCGCCATTAACTGCCGCATCGCCTGTTAATGTTAATCCTACGAATTGAGGAGAATCTGTAGTTTCTAATCCTAAATCAACTGTTGAGCCAGCTACGCCATTTGTAGTTAATACTACAGTACCTTGTGTTGCTGAAGATAATGATGAAGCAGAAACAAATCCAGAACCTGCAAAATTTAATTTTGTATAATCAATAGCTGCGGATGCGTTCACATCTGCATTAACGATAACCCCATTGCTAATTGCAGCTACGCCCGCAGCAGATATAGTAATATCGCCACTTACTTGGGTAAATATTGAACCCGTATAAGAACCCGATGCTGCCCATACTGCAGGAATCAATGTTCCGGTATTAACTGCAACATCATCTGCATTAACGGTAATATGTGTTCCTGCGCCAATGTTTAATGTTGTGGAGCCGCCTAATGAAACAGAGCCGCCATTAATTAAACCATTACCTGCTGTAACTGTTACTGTTGAGTTTGCTAAACTTGCATTTGGAATGGCACTTAAACCAAATGTAATAGTATCATTACTTGCATTACCAGAGATAGTTAAACCTTGACCTGATGATGATGCAAACGTTAATGCATCAGCTGAACTGTCAGCTAAAAGATGTACTCCATCTACAGATGCTGTTGCAAATGCATTTGGTGTTGTTGCAGATGTTAGATAACCTGCATCATTATTAAATTGTGATACATTACTGCCGGATACCGCGACCTTTTTCCAAGTTGCCATTGAATGCCCTTATTTCTTTTTTATATAAATATATCGTTTATTCATTTTAATCTAATCCAATAAATAACGATGATGATGTAAAATATATTCCACCATTTGGAGCAGTGCCAGTTAATTCCACACTTTGTGTTGCTAATGTTACTACTCCACTTTGTGATACTGTTAATATATTATTACCAGCAAAATTTTTAATTAAAAATAATGTACTTGCATTACCTGATACTGTAGTAACACCATTAACCGTTAATGATCCGGAAATTGCTGTTGAGCCAGTTATTATAGGTGCAAATAATCTCATTTAAATCTTTATTAATAAATATATTGTTGTTAAAATGATAGTGCTTCTTTAATACGTAATGTAAAGTTATTAACTACTGTAGTAATATCACTTGTACTTATAACTAAACTAGGTTGACCAGGCGTACTTCCTGTTCTACTTAATAATGTTGTTACAGCTAATAAATTAGATGCAGAGCCTGTTGCATATAATGTTGCTCCCTGTCCTTGTGTACTTAAACTTGCAGACCATATTACGTTTCCAAAATTAGAATTCCAATTTGTATGTCCAAATAACATATAAACATCGCATATATTAGGATCAGATGACTGTCCATATGTTTGTCGATAATATGCATACGTAGTAAAACCATTTACTACAGAGCCAGTATATATACTTCCAGTTAAAATATTGCCGGTGCCATCTGCACCAATATTTCCTGATTTTTGCCATCCGATTGGACCAGAGCCACTTCTTGCTGCAATCATTGTTAATGGATGATAAACGATACTTTGTGATGCAGGAAATACTCCAGCAGATTGTGTATATCCAACTGACGCATAATATAAATTAGTATCAGTTAATGTTGCAGATGATGATGCATATGACAAAGCAGGTGGTCCTGTATAAACTGTAGAACCCGGATTCCAGTATGCCGTTCCAGCTAGTAACCATGGGATAGTTCCATTTCCGCCATCAAACATATCATAGCCACCATCTGTAATATTGAATGCATTTCCATCTAAACGATATTCAAAAAATTGAGGATTGCGAAAATTTGCAATGTTAGTTCGTAAATTTGTTATAATAGTATTAATCTGCGACCATGGCGAGCCAGTACTTGGAGTTATAATGCTAGCAGATAAAGGTGTTGCACTAAAAAAACTAAATGGAATTATCATATCATGTTCTTAACGTTAGCAACATATAATGTAGATGCATCATATGAAATAAATGTTAATATGTCAACACCAGTAGTTGTAGTTGGAATGTATGCTGATCCTGATGGTTGTTTTACTGATGTAGGAAATGAAACAGTTGCACTACCCGTTGTTGATATAAGCAATGTACTTGTAACGCCAGGACGAATATTCGAAGGGTTTATAAATGTATTTGTTCCTGGGACTAATTGTAATGTATAAAAACTTGCTCTAGATAAATCTAATGATGCCGTATTAGATGTAATTGATAATGCTACTACGTTGCCTTGAGTCGAACCTGTAACAATTAATGATCCAGTAACAGTTAAATTACCAGTAATAGTAACATTTCTCGTAGCAAAGTCTCCGCCGATTAACGGAGTGCCTTGATCATTGTGTATGTATAATTTATCAGATTCTGTTATAGAACTTGTAGTACCTGCTCTATATCCTAAATAGACATTGCGTTGAGATGTACTACTAGCATTTTTTCCTGCTTGGTATCCAATTGCTACATTGTTGCTTCCGCCGTTGTATAACGCTTGATAACCTGCTGCAACGCTATTATATACATTGTTACCACCAGCTGCTTGGTTACCTAAAACTGAATTTGCCCATCCTGCAGTATTACTACCTAATGCACTATTTCCAATTGCTGTATTTAAATATCCGGTTTGATTAACTTGCATTGCAGAATGACCAAATATTGCATTACTATATCCGGATGTATTTTGAGTTAATGCAGCGCTGCCTACGACTAAATTCGATGTTAGATTAGGTGTAGCTGTTCCATATCCAATTATAAATGGAAGTGCTAAAGTTGAATCTAAATAAATATTTTTTGCATTATTATAAAATGTACCATTAAGTGTTACATCTTGTGTCAATGTATTTAAATATGATGCTGTAGTTGAAGCGCCACCTGCATTAAGTGCGTGAGATGCTGTTAATGCATATGATGCAGAAGTAGCATTTAATGCATATGACATCGATATCGGAGATGAATTTTGTAATGCGCCGCCTACTGTAACAACTGCAGTGCCACTTTCTAGAGTTGGAAATGAAATTGTTACTGTATTATTATCAGTTAAATCAATGTTTTGCGGAATCATTTCATCATAATTAGTATCATATGTTTGTACTAAAACAAAACGTGTTTCTAAATTATGAATAACTGTCCATGTAGATGAATTGCTAAATGATTGCGTATAATTGCTACTATATAATGTATCAATAAATGAAGCAGTTGCTGCAAATGAACTTGATAATGATTGAAGCGAATATGATGACGTAGTTGCAAATGAACTTGACAGTGCCTGTAATGCATATGATGCAGTTACTGGGACATTTAATGCATATGATGCTGTAGTTGCATATGAACTAGATAATGCTTGAGTTGCATATGATGCAGTACCTAATAAAGAACCTGTGATACCGCTACCACTAACAAGCAAACTACCTGTTATTACTGCACTTCCGCTAAATGGAAATAAATCTCCAGCATTTAGTGCAAATGATGCCGTTACTGCATAGCTTGAAGAAATATCAAACAATGAACCTGTACGTAGTTGTCCGGGTCTAAACTGTCTTGGTCCGTTCATTATGCCCACCTACCTTTCACTACAATTACATCTGTTGATAAAATATCAAATCCTAATTCTGCAGTATCAAACGTAATTGTTTGAGTTGTAACATCACTAGGAGTCCATGTATATGTTACTTTATCTGCATATTGGCCGTTAATATATATATCAAATTCATTTTTCGTTGCTGTTGAAAAATTAACCGGGTTAACTGCTGCAAATGAATTAACTGTTATTGTATTTGAATTTGAATATGTTGCAATTTTTTCAGTTAAATTAATTAAATATGACATCGTTGCTGCATCAATAGTTGTTGTCTGACCAGTTGGTGATGAAACAACTACCGTGCCGCCGCTTGATACAAAACTTTGTGCTTGAAGAACTTTTGATGAAACTGATGTCGATGCAAATAAATCATCTCCGATATTGATTATATTTTCAAAAGTAACTTTTTTAACTGAGTATGCTTTTCTTAAAGTAGATCTACGTACTTCTTGTTCTGATAACAATGTTCCTAATACAGTTAATGGAATTGTAGCTCGAACTAAACGATCTTCGCCTACCGTATTTACCGTTTCAAATGATACTTGGCCTAATGATGTCGAAAAACGATTTGCTTCATTACCCCAAGCAAATCTACTATATGGTAAAATTTGATCAACAAGATTATTCATTTGTTCGGTAAAATCACACCATAACATCATTTCATATTCAATATTCACATATTTTGGAATATCTGCAACATATACTTTTTCTGAAGGTTGTGGTTGATTTAATGGAATTGGAAATAAATCATCTTGATATCTATTTCGTTCGTTATATTTTGTTTTATATATTCGTACGTTTTCAGGTAATACATGATTAACATCCAAACCTCTTACTGAATCTCGTTCTACAACTGAATTGCGTTTTAACATGATTACTGGAGATTGAAGCATTCCTTTTTCATCTCGAATATAACCCAATCTACGTACATTATCCCATTTTTCGCCATTTGCAAAAATTACAGGAACTGATAAATTTTGTTCTTGATCTACAATTTGCGGACGTATTTCATTTTCAATATACCATTTAATTGCATAGTCAATATCATATAAAGTACGCTTTGCAGTTTTAATAACATCATCATCTCTGCGAACTTGTTCTGAACGATTTAAGATGATGTCGGGACGCATTCCGCCCGTACGTTCTGGATTAGGTTTATTTGTTTTACGATCAATATTTTTTCTATTAATATTAGGCATTAAAATCCTTTGTATGCCGGCGAATTATTATTTCCACCTTTTCGTAAATTTGTAATACCGGTAGGAGTTTGACGAGTTGCATGTGCGTCACAAATAACAGAAACACTATAACCATGGTTTGATCCATTTGGCCACGTTTCTGGATTCTTACCTACAAAATATTGATTTGCATCAACGTTATCTAATTCATAATATTCATTATCCCAAAATACAATATCTCCAACTTCAGGATAAAATGATGCACGTTCTAAAATATCTCTAGAAATTGCAAATTGAGCTGTTCTAGTATATGAATGACCATAATCATCCATTGCAGCAGTTTTTCCTTCTTTAGTAATTAAACAAGGAATTAATATTGAATCATAGTATGATTTTTTAGTAGATTCGCCGTAAATGTTTGATGCACTAGATTCAACAAGTAATTTAAAAAATTCAATTTCTGTATCTATAATTGCATTAATCAATTCAGAATTAACTGCGGCTAAAAATCTTGCATCTCGTATTCCGCCAAATAGTGCCATATCCGTTCTCCTTATCCAACATAAATTTTTAATGGCACTTTAGATAACATTTCATGCATCTGTGTTGCTTCTGCATTTTGTCGAGTCATCATTTGTTCTTTAGTTAATTTATCTAAGAACTCTCTTAATTGCGATATCAATGCTTCTTTTTCAGCTTGGCCTTGTGATACTAAATCTCCACCATTAAGTGTTACTTCTCCATTAGGAATAGGAACGCTACTATATTTATTGCGAATTAATCCTAACATTTCTTTTGCAAGTGCAACACCATATTTAATTATCCACGCACGCCCCATATCATTAATTTTCCCGTAGGATTGATATGTATATGGTATATTTGATGCGTCACTTACAACATTGTTTAAAAGTGCTGTATTACCAAATAAAAGTGCATCGTTAGTTTTTTGTTCTTCAAATATAAATTCAAACCAAACTGTCTTAAAGAATGGAGTAGCTGAAGATGAACCGGTTGGCGAAACTGGCACTGGCCAGAATTTAATATCATCTCCATGGATTTCAAATGAATAACTAGATTTTCTAACTGTGTCATTGAATTCAATTGCTTGCAATCTAAACAAGTCAGCGTTAATTGGCATCATCATAAATGATACCGATGGAGAGAATCCGCCAAAATCAAATGCATCTAATAATTGTTGTGAACCTAAACCAGTACCAACAAATGGGTCAAAATATCTAACAATAGCTGGAGGAGCATTGTGCAATACTCGTTTTACTTCAATTGAACCAGTTGTGATATTAATACCTAATGAAGAAGAAACTGCTTCTTTTAAACTATATGTTTGTTTACCTGGAGTAATATTAATTGATGCAGTATACCATTTTAATGTGCCGCCGCTATCTGCTTCAGTTCCATATGTCTTTGATAATTTAGTAATATATCCAAATGAATTACCAACAACAGCTCCAGTTAAACTAGATCCACTTAAAAATGCAGATGCTGTTTGAACACCTAATGTATTCATTAAGTTGTTAACAATATTAACTTGATTAACTTGATTTGAATATTCAATTACAGCAGCTTCAAATGCAGTATAAAAATTTATTGCTTGCATTTCTACATCCATTATAGGATATCCTAAATGTTGTGCCGCTGCTTTTGCAAATTTATCTGCGTGAGCTTGGAAAACTGGATCTGAATCAAAAAAACCAAAAGGTGTAGATCCAGCTGTAAATGATGATGAACCTGGCCAAATTGGTTTATTTTCTGAGTAATCCATGATGTTTCCCTTTTAAATATAAATATCAATATCTTTCATTTAGCAATCTTAAAATTTCATCTAACGCTTCATGACGATGATTATCTAATAATATGATTTCATTTACATATTTCGATTTAGTTAATTTAGGAACTTCGTGCACAGCCGAATCGTTACTAAATTTTAAATCAATTTGATATCTATCACCTGTTAGAATCATAATACTATCTTTTCCTAAACGAGATAAAACCATTTGAAGTTGTTGTTTTGTTAAATTTTGAAATTCATCCACAATACAAATTGCATGGTCAAATGTTCTGCCTCGGAAGTGTGCTAATGAAACTAATTCAATATTTTCTTCCTTTTCCATTTTTTCTAAAATATCTGGCTTATTATAAACTTTACGCATATTACTACGTAATGGAACTAGCCATGGTTCCATTTTTTCTTCTAATGAACCAGGAAGAAATCCATTGTCTTCATTTGATACTGTAGGACGCGTTATAATAATTTTATTAATTTGTCTTTTAAAAAACATATCTAATGCAATTTGAACTGCTAATAATGTTTTTCCAGAACCAGCTTTTCCTAATATAAAATTAAAAGGAGTTTCTATAATTTTTGCTTTTGCTTGTTTCTGCTCTTCTGATAATGAAATCGAAAACTTAATGTCGTTTTTTGGCGGAGTTTTCTCCTTGTTTTGTGTAGCCATAATAACCTTGATTAATTTAAAACAATTTTGTAAGTGTAGATTCTTGAAGTGTCATATCCTTTAATGTTTCTATTTTTCCTAAACAAGCTTGGCGAATTGCTAAATATGTTTTTCTCGGAGGATATGACGTCATAATCTTAATAGTAACTAGTTCTTTATCTGGTCCTAAGTCTTGTTCAATATGAACCATTAAAACTAATTCAATCGCTCTAATGCGATCTAATACATCAACAAGGCGACCATCATAACGAATGATTGCTTGCATTGAATACTT